GTAGAAACACCTCGTATGTACCGTGGCGTAGATGGTGCAGACGGCACAGCACTTGCTACAACAGCAGTAACTGTTGCTGGTACATCAGCAGGCTACACATTTGGTGTGGCTTCATCATCTGTAATCGCATCATCTGCAGAAGCAGGAGACAAGATTTCAGGTACAGGTATTGCATCTGGTGCAAAGATTACATCTTTGGTTACATCAGGTTCAACAACCACAATCACTGTTGATACTGCTAACACAGCAGCAGTGACAGCGACAACCGTTGTAACAGTAACTCCAGTAGTTGCTAACTACCGCACAATTCTTGCTGGAAAGCAAGCACTTGCTGAGGCAGTTGCACAAGAGCCAAATGTTATCATCGGACCAGTCGTTGACCGCTTGATGCGTTTCCGCCCTATCGGTTGGTACGGAGTCCTTGGATTCTCACTATACCGTCAGGCTGCGTTGTACCGCATTGAGACTGGTTCATCAATCCAGTCATAATTTGATAGTGGAGGGGGCGGAGCAATCCGCCCTCTCTACACCCAATAAGGAGAATAAATGGCAGAGTACAAGTTCGTACCACCCACAGTATTTGAAACCCCGATTGCGTGGGACAGACTGTTTATTCGTTACGGTATCCACCGTGGAGTTTCTGTCTTAATGATTGATGGACAGTACTCAAGTTATCGTTTCCCCGCTCAAACAGATATTGCAGCATCTAGCGAACATTACCTAGGTGGACATGAATACATTATCAATGAAGCAACTAAGAATCGCTTAACCGATGCTTCTATCGGTGGCGTATATGCGGAGAACATAACTGAACTATGAGCCTACATCAAAGAACTAAGCACCCTGAGTTTGTTGAAGGATGCTTCGGCTGCAAGATTGCTACATTGGAATTAGGTACTGGCGATGCTGGTAGACCTGAATCAATGTCACAAAAGAAATGGAACAAAGAGTTAGATGCCTATGCCTCAGCACGCAAGCAAGGTATCCAGCCAGCAGGTACTTCACTCAAGCAGGTACAAAAAGCAGTAGATGACTCCAACAAAGTTGGTAAAGCATTTGATGCCAACACGGGGGGATTTAAGGGATGACTGCCATCGTAGGAATTCAGGGAAAAGACTGGGCAATACTTGCCTCAGATTCTATGACTTCCTATGATGACAGACCGTTCTATGCCAAGGGCATGAACAAGGTTACCGAGCGTGGCGAGTATCTATTTGCCGTAGCAGGAGATGCCTTAGCAGGTGACATAGCAAATTCACTATGGATGCCACCGCGAGTATCTAAGACCATGAGCACTGATGATTTTGTAATGACAAAGGTACTGCCATCGTTTAAGGCAGCCTGCGTTGCTTACAACTATAACCCCAATAACAAAGAAGATAAAGATGCTGGTTTTGATATGTTGCTTTGTATCAACGCAACCATCTATCAAATAGATTCTGGCTTTGGCTGGATGAGAGATGACCGTGGCTTATATGCCATTGGCTCAGGTGGAGAACTTGCCTTGGGAGCCTTGGCTGCACTAGCAGCAAATGAACAAAGCATAACAAATGCTCAGTCTATAGCCGAGCGTGCTATCCAAATTTCTGCCGAGTACAACATTTATGTCGGTGGAGAGTTACAACTTAAAACACAAAAGGGGAAATAAAATGGCTGCAATGAAAAAAGTTTCACCAGCACTAAAGAAGAAGGCTTATGCAATGGCTGAGAAGGCTGAACCAAAGGCTGCAAAGGCTAAAGAAATGAAAAAGGGCATGGCAATGATGATGAAAAACAAGGGTAAGTAATCATGTGTAAACAATGCGGATGCGGAAGCGCACAGACAAATCAAGATGACAACTTTGGAACAGTTAACCCTTATGGTATCAAGGGTGCCCCAGTTAATTCGCCTACTACTCTCGGAGAGAAGTAATGGCAGCCAAAAAGGGAATGGGCTTTGCTGCTGCTCAAAAGAGCATTGCAAAGAAACAAGGAATCCCAATGAAAAATGCAGGAGCAATCCTTGCAGCGGGTGCTCGCGGTGCGAGTGCTGCTGCTAAGAAGGCTAACCCAAATCTTAAGAAGGTTAAAGGAAAGTAAATGACAGACCCTAGACTAAAGCGAGCAGGAGTGGCAGGTTTTAATAAGCCTAAGCGCACACCAAGTCATCCAACAAAGTCACATGTAGTTGTGGCTAAATTTGGTGACCAGGTTAAAACTATTCGCTTTGGTCAACAGGGTGTTACTGGAGATAAGACTCCAACAGCAAGACAAAAATCGTTCAAGGCTCGTCATGCTACAAACATTGCCAAAGGCAAAATGTCAGCAGCGTACTGGGCAGACAAGGTGAAGTGGTAACTATGGCTACAGGTTATGCAGGTTCTACACTCGTTGCTGAATTAAATAGGCTTGCCAACGCTGGAACATATCCAGCCCGTACTGCTTTTAAAGAAGCGCCAGGTGCTGCTAATGCTTGGGCTGGCACTACTGGCAAAGATTTACTAGGTGCCCTTAACTATAAGGCTAGTTCATCTCGCCAGCCAAATGAATACAAAGGTTTAAATGCAGTATGTAATGAACTTGCTAGTACCACTGGTAAGTCTGCCGTGTCAGCGTTGAGGAGCATTGACCTATGAGTACTCTTGAACAAATGACTGACCGTATTGAGACACTTCTCCACGGCTACAGCATGAACACAGAATCAACCACTTGGCTCACTGCTGCTGTTACCAATGGCACAGCAACTAGCATTTCAGTTAATGATTCAAGCGTAGTTAGCCGTGGTTTTGTTCAAATTGGTGATGAGTTAATGTATGTCAATAGCACTAACAACATTGACAATGTACTTAACCTTGCCCCATGGGGGCGCGGTCAGCGTGGCTCAGTGGCTGCAGCACATGACAATCTATCTAAGGTAATCACTGCTCCAGTATTCCCACGCTATGAAATTAAAAAGGCCATTAACGATACTCTTAACTCTGTATATCCTCAAGTCTTTGGCATTGGTCAGTATCAATTTAACTACATTGCTGCTCGCACAACCTATGATATTCCAGATGAAGTTGAAAATATCCTTAGCGTTACTCACTCAGTCATTGGCCCATCTAAAGAATGGCTACCAGTGCGTGCTTGGCAGATTGACCGTACTGCTAACCCAACCGCCTTTGGCGATGGTACTAACTTTGGACACAGCCTTAGCGTGTATTCACCTATTGTTCCAGGGCGAGCAGTAAATGTGGCTTACGCTAAGCGCCCAACACTTTTTGATATTAACTCAACAGCATCACAAGAGATGTCAACCGTAACTGGCTTGCCATCGTATGCCGAAGATGTGCTTATTTACGGAGCAGCCTTTCGTATGGTTTCATTCCTTGACCCAGCACGCTTGGGTCCACTATCGGCAGAAGCAGATGTACTAGACAACCAGCGTGGTCCAGGTGGCGGTGCTAACGCAGCCCGTTTCCTATTCAATGTATACAACACTCGTCTAAACGAAGTGGCGGAGAACATGCGCCGTCAATTCCCCGTTCGTTCACACTACCAGAGATAAGGCACCCACATGGCAGCAGGAGACCCAGGAGTACTAAAGCGGAACTTTTCCGCTACAGCAATCCAAACTTCATTAGTCAACTCTATATCATCAGCAGCAACTGGCGATACAACAACAAGCGTTGCTGTTGTTTCTGTCAGCGGTTTCCCGTCAACAGTTCCTTACACACTTATTATTGACCCAGATGGTTCAAAAGAAGAAGTAGTAACGGTAACGGCTGCTACTTCAACCACTCTTACCATTACCCGTGGACAAGATAACACCCCTGCAGTGGCGCACTCTGCTGGTTCGGCTGTTCGCCATGGTGTATCTGCTCGTGACTTTAAAGAAGAACAAACTCACATTGCTTCTCGTGGCTATGATGCTGATACCGCTATTCTTTCTAGCGGTGGTGTTACGCATGTTCACGGACTTGTATCAGGCGATGGTTCAGTAGTTGGTGCTGACCAATTAGTAACCTTAACTCGCAAAACTTTAACTACGCCAACAATCAATGGCGCTACTCTTACGGGTACTGTAACTTCAACAGCATCTGTTGTTGTTAGTGGTGCTGGAACTATTACTGGTTTATCCAGTGCTGGGATGGTCGCATCAAGTGCAACACCAAAGTCCTATGTTGATGCCATCCTTGGTTCAGCAACCGCTGCCTCTACATCTGCTACCAGTGCAGCCACAAGTGCAACAAGCGCAGCAACCTCAGCAACTAGCGCAGCAGCAAGCGCAAGTGCATCTGCTTCAAGTGCCAGCGCTGCTGCAACAAGCGCTTCCTCTGCGTTAACATCACAGACTGCTGCTGCCACTAGCGCAACCAGCGCAGCAACATCAGCATCTTCTGCCCTTACTAGCCAAACTGCTGCTGCAACATCAGCCACTAGCGCTGCTACTTCTGCTTCATCTGCTTTAACAAGTCAGACAGCAGCAGCAACAAGTGCAACATCGGCTGCTACAAGTGCTACTTCTGCTGCTGCATCAGCAACTGCTGCTGCTGCTTCCTCTGCTACTGCAGCAACAAGTGCTTCACAGGCTGCTACATCAGCAACAAGTGCTGCTACAAGCGCCACAAGCGCTACAGCAAGTGCTACAGCAGCAGCCACATCTGCTACATCTGCTGCTGCATCTGCAACTACAGCATCTAATTCAGCAGCCACTGCTACAACTCAAGCATCTAATGCAGCAACATCTGCATCATCTGCATTAACAAGTCAAACCGCTGCTGCTACCAGTGCTACATCTGCTGCAGCCAGTGCAACTGCTGCTGCTACATCGGCAACGAGTGCTGCTACTTCTGCAACTTCTGCTGCTGCTAGTGCTACTACTGCTGCTGGATATGTTCCAAGTCTTACTGGTAATTCAGGTAAATATCTAACTACCAATGGCACAGCAACTTCTTGGGGAACAGTAGATGCTTTGCCTTCACAGACAAGCAACTCTGGTAAGTACCTCACAACCAACGGAACTGCTGCCTCTTGGGCTGCTGTCGCTGGTTCTGTAGCAGACCCAACTGAACCAGCATCTCCTACAGATGGACTCATTTGGGTAGATACAGATGCAACAGCGGTAGGCAATCAAGTTGTTCGCTGGTCTAAAGCAACAGCCAATGGAACTACAACACTATCTGGTAATGATGATAGTTCTGTTCCACTAGGTTATGTTGCTGGCTATGAGCAGGTATACCAGAACGGTGTACTCCTTGCCCGTGGTGGGGATTATACAGCAACTAATGGTTCTACTATTGCGTTGACTAATGCCTCTGTTACTGGAGATATATTTGAAGTCTTTGCTTCATCACCTGTAGCAATCGTTGATACATACACACAGACTCAGGCTAACGCAGCATTTATTCCTAAGACTCTGACTACTACTACTGGTGACATTATCTACGCATCAGGTGCCAACACACCTGCTCGCTTAGGTATCGGGTCAACTGACCAGGTGCTAAAGGTATCTGGCGGGTTGCCTACCTGGTCTACACTTTCAACTACCCCTACTGCTGTTGGTGCTCAAGTATTAAGAACAACAACTCAAGTAATAACTGGCGGAACAACTACTGCAGTTTCATGGTCATCTGCTGGAACAAATACTGATTCAATTTGGTCATCTGGTTCGGCTACTAGATTTACAATTCCAAGTGGTAAAAGTGGTGTTTATCAAGTAAGCACATCTATTACATTTAATAACGCAAGTGGACAAGTACAGTTTTATATTTACAAAAACGGAACAGCATTAACAAATTATAGTTATGTAACTGCTTTAAATGGAAGCAATATTAACGGCGGTTCAATGAACGCAATTTTAACATTGGCTGCTGCTGATTACATTGAAATTTTTGTTAAATCAAATAATACTGCAGAAATTATTGCTGGGGTTTCGTTAGCCTCAATCTTCTATATTGGTGCTTAATTTAAATGAATGGAAATAATATGAATACATACGAGTTTGATATTCCAACTGCTTTAAATGGCGAGCAACTTAAGAATGAATTGCAAGCCGAAGATGTCTATGTTCGTGAAGATAAACTTATTATAATTGGTGACATGTCTAAAGAAAGTATGAAATCAATTATTGCAAACCATGTACCAATTCCGCCAGTTGAATTAACTATTCAAGAAAAATTGGCATCAGTTGGTTTATCACTTGAAGAACTCAGAACAGCACTAGGGAGCAACTAATGGCTACATTTAGTAATACAAGCAGACCAGGTTATGTCTGGGATGCAACCGACAATGTTTGGTATCCAATTGGAGTAGGTGCTCATACACATACAGCAGCAGCAGTTGGTGCTATTGCTAATACTCTTACTACTACAACTGGCGATATTATCTATGCCTCTGCTGCTAATACTCCAGCAAGGTTAGGCATTGGTTCAACTGACCAAGTTCTTACTGTATCTAGTGGAGTACCCGCTTGGGCTACACCAATAACAGGTGGTATGACTTTGTTAAGCACTACTTCTATGACTGGCAATTCAACTATTACAGTCACGGGAATTGTTGGCACTTACAATCAATTGTTTATTGAACTAATAGATGCTTACAATAATACTGGTGGCGGAGTTACAGTTAGATTTAATTCTGATTCTACTGCTAATGCTTATCAAGAATACTTTGCCGAACCTGGTGCTAATCAAGTTTATCCAACCGCTACACCTTGGTATTATACACAAGGAACAAGTTATAGTTGGACAACTGGTTCTTACAAGCCTTCTGATACCAATGCTTATAGTTCAATTAGAATTGAAAATTATGCAAACACCTCAACTAAAAAACAATTATCAACTATGACATCTTTTCAAAACAATGGTTCAAATGAAGGTATAAACATAAATATGGGATACTGGAATAACACAGCAGCCATTACAAGTATTTCGGTAATTGGTGCTGGTACCTGGACACAAGGTTCACTTAAGATTTGGGGTATTAAATAATGTTAACAATTAAAATTGTAGATGCAACTACTGGTGAAGAAATTGTGCGTGACATGAACACAATTGAACTTGCTCAACATGAAGCAGACCAAGCAGAGTTTGCTGCTAAAGAACAGGCTAAGGCTGAACAGGCTACAGCCAAAGAAGCCCTTTTAACTAAATTAGGTATTACAGCAGAAGAAGCAGCCTTATTACTCGGAGGTAACTAATGACTAGAGCCTATAATACAGCCACTACTCAGCAAAATACTGGTGGTGCAGTAGCAGGTGTAACTGCTGGTAAGAACGCAGTCATTAACGGTAACCTTGGTGTTTGGCAGCGCGGTACTTCACTGGCGATTACTTCAACAAGTTCATCATTCTATGGCCCTGACCGTTGGCAAGTTTATCGTGGTGCAACAGGCTCAACAGTAAGTCGTCAAGTAACAGGTGACACAACGAACCTTCCTAACATTCAGTACTGCGCCAGAGTTCAGCGTGACTCAGCCAATACATCAACCACTAACATTAACTTTATCCAAAACTTTGAGTCAGTTAACTCAATTCCTTTTGCTGGTAAAGCGGTAACCTTGTCTTTCTATGCTCGTGCTGGTGCCAACTATTCTGCTACTAGCAATGCCTTGCTTGCTTGGTTGCGCTCAGGTACAGGAACAGACCAGAACTTTGTTGTTGCTTACACTGGTGTTAATGATGTTGCAAGTGGAACAGCAACACTGACCACCACTTGGCAGCGATTTACTTTTACTGGCACAGTTCCAACCACTGCCACAGAACTAGCAGTCCAAATTCAATCAAACCCTATTGGCACTGCTGGTGCTAATGATTACTTTGAAATTACTGGCGTTCAAGTAGAAGCAGGCTCCGTAGCAACTCCATTTGGAATGTCTACGGGAACTTTTGCTACGGAACTTGCTGCTTGTCAGCGGTACTACCAAAAAACTTTTGACCAAGGAACTACACCAGGAAATGCTGTTACACCAAATGGACAGGTTTACTTTACACGGCAAGCAACCAGTGGAACTGTAGAACCAAGCCAGTTTGTAAAAATCTCACCGACTATGCGAACAGCACCTTCTGTGACTTTGTACAATCCGTATTTGTCAACTGCTGGTCAATGGTCTGACGGTTCTACAAATTCAGCAAATGCAAGAACAATAAATAATAGTGATTCGGGCATTACGATTGACAATACAGATACTGCTATAACAGGACAAAACTTTGGTATCCACTATGTATTAAGTGCGGAGTTATAGAAATGGAATATACATACGAAATCATTACAGCAAAAAATGCTAGTACATTAAAGCGTACCGATACTAATGGAGAAGTGGTTTGGATTCCTATGAACCCAGCCAACTCAGACTACCAACGCTATCTAAATCCAGAAGTAACAGCAGCACCAACCGAATAACTAAGGAGTCATAGTGGTATCACGCGCACCCGACATTACCGAGCGCACGATAATTGATTTATCGGGGCGCTTGTCTACTTATTATGACTTAAATGCTAACGCCTTTGATGTGGCTATTGCAGGTCTGCCATTTATTATGGCTGTTACAGACAACACACCATACAAGCGACAGACTGCAGAGTTTCGTGCTCAGCGCGTAGACCAGATGCGTGACCCAGGCGAGCATACTTTGGCTGGTTCAGGTTACTGGACACGAGCACAATCATCATGGCACTATGGCGAAGGCATTAACTTTACCGAACCGTTGGAAGGCAATGACAACGAAGTTCGTTTTCGTTTCAAAGATTCCTATGGCATAGATGTCTGGACACCTGGGCAAATTACTTTACTTAAAAAGACATCGCTTGTTCAGGCTTTTGCTGGCAAATGTAAAGTTGATTCTGGTGGTTCCGATGCAGGAGTGCCTTTCCTTATAGCAACTGACATGAGTGTACGCACATCACAAACAACTGCTATGTACAAGATTACTACCGCTGGTACATCTACTGCCCTTGTTAACTGGTCATCATTTAGTAATGAAACAATCCTTGCTACCACATCAGATGGTACATATATGTATGTGGCTACAACTGCTGGCATTTATGATGTCAAACTATCTGACGGTACAACACATAAACATTACGCATACGATGGATTAACAGCAGACCATGTAGCAATTAAGTATGTTAAGAGCAGAATTATTGCTGGCTTTGGATTCACTAACGGAACTTACTCTGCTTATCAACTTACTTTTAATAGCAAGGGTAGCGGTGCAGCGGTTGATATTAAATCAACAATGAACGCTGCAAGCGGAACACTTATCAATGGTTCAACTATTATGCCTGCTTTGTGGGATTGGACTGCTGTAACAGAAGGCTCTAACGCAATCTATTTAGGTGGTTATGCTGGCGACCATTCCTCTGTATTTAAGTTACAAGTAGATAACACTGGTGCTTTGGGTACCATTATTACCGCTGCTGTAATGCCAAGAGGCGAGAGAGTTCTATCTTTATACACATACCTTGGCACATACCTTATGATTGGCACAAACAAGGGCGCTCGCATTGCAACCTTAGACCAAAACGGTGACATGACATACGGGCCATTGGTATTCCACAATGAGAACGGTGTCTATGACTTTGAAGGTCGCGACTCATACATTTGGGCTGGCAATACTAACCAAGTAAACAGTAACTCTGGCACCACAAGAATGAATCTTGGTCAACCCATTACTCTTTCAGGTTATGCACAGCCTATATCCACAGGTGTGTATGCGCGAGCAACAGATGCTTATGCCGATGCCGTAACTGGCACAGTACAAGCAGTGCGTATTATTGGTGACAATAACCAAGTTGCTTTTGCTATCAACGGTTCAGGTATATGGCTACAACACCCAACAGATTTAGTTGAATCAGGTGTGCTTCGTAATGGAAAGATTCGTTACGACACCATGGAAAACAAAGCATGGAAGCGTGTGCGTGTTCGTACCGTAAACGATGAAGCCAACGGTGACATTGGAATTTACAAAATGAATTACAATTCCGATGAAGTCATTACAACAATTCTTCAAGGCAATAGTACGGCTGCCGATATTGATTTACAAAACTCTTACCCAACCATCGGGCCAGATGCTGCATTTAAATTAGAGTTATACAAAAACTCAACCGATGCAACCACAGGGCCAGTAGTAGTAGGTCTAGCAGTTAAGGCTTTGCCTTCACCTACTCGTGCTCGTGTGCTACAAATTCCTATCTTTATGTTTGACCGTGAAACAGATAAGACTGGCAACATTATTGGTTACGAAGGCTATGCCCGTGAGCGTTTGTTCGCACTTGAATCAGTCGAAAGTATTGGTGCGACAATTATTATTCAGGACTTCACTGCTGGTGGAGAACCTATCGAGTGTGTAATTGAACAGATTACATTTACTCGCGCTACACCATCTGCTCGTAACTACTCAGGCTTTGGTGGCATCTGCCAAATCATTGCTAGAACGGTCGTATAAAAATGAACGCTAGTTCTTGGGCGGCAATTGCTGCTGCGGTTATGGCTATATTAACTGGCTTTACTGCAACAATTAGATTTTTAGTTAAACATTATCTTTCTGAATTAAGACCGAATAGTGGCTCAAGCCTGCGCGATTCTGTTGACCGTTTAGAAGAACGGGTTGACCGCATCTATGAAATTTTGTGTGAACGCAATAACTAACTGAAAGGCACAAGTGAAACTTCCCCGTTTACTTGCAGTATGGTTTCTTACATTAGGAACTTCTATTTTTTGTTTACCATTTGCTTCGGCTGGTGATGAACTTGCTTTAACATTAAGCGCACCATTTAATGTTAGCGCTCAAGTTGATGCAACAATGGTTAATATCCAATGGCTCAATCCTGGTGATACATCAGTAACTGCTGAACGCTTTGCGGTTATGTGGCAAACCAACACATCCAATGGATGGGGTATTGCTTCTTATGGAAAATCTATTTCTATTCCTATTGAGATAATTTATTCAACTGCTGGCTATGGCACATACATGATTAGTATTCGCGCAGATAATGATACTCTGCATGTTTATTCAAACTGGTCTAACATTGTTACAATTGAAATTACTGCTCCCGCTCCTGTAGTTGAGCCTTCAAACGAGCCAACTGTAACTCCGAGTCCATCAGTCTCACCTGAGCCGAGTCCAACTCCTGTTTTAGAGTCCACACCTTTGCCTTCTCCTGAACCAACTGTGAGTACATCTCCTGTACCCGTTTCATCAAGTACTCCTGAGAGTAATGTTCCATCCCCTGCTCCTTCTGTTGATACTAATACAGCAATTGTTTCTGTTGATACAAGCACTGCAGTTGTAGCGCAACCAGAGCCTACTCCCGTTCCTGTCGTGCCAACACCCACGCCACCAGTTCCGCCAGTAGTAGAACCGACACCAACGCCAACACCTTTACCAACTCCAGAACCACAACCTACCCCTTTGCCACAACCGACTCCTGCGCCACAACCTGAGCCAACTCCAGTACCTCAGCCTGTACCTGGGCCAGTATCGCAGCCATCACTTGAACCTTTGCCTCCAGCACCGCAACCACAGCCTGAGCCTGCACCAGCAGAGCCTGAGCCTGCTCCCGCCCCAGAGCCAGAGCCTGTAGCAGAAGAATCTCCTGCTCCTGCTCCTGAATTGCCTGTAGCAATTGAGCCTCCTGCCCCTGCGCCAGAGCCAGAACCGTTGCCCGTTGAGGAACCACCTGCCCCGCCTGTAGAACCAGAGTCTCCGCCTGAACCCGCGCCACAACCTGAGCCAACTCCTCCAGTTGAGCCTCCTGCTCCACCCGTAGAACCACCTTTACCCCCTGAGCCAGTAAATCCTGAGCCTCAACCTCAGCCAGAGGTAGTACCTGTTCCTGTAATTCCCGCACCTGAACCTCCAGTAGTTAAGCCTGAACCAAAACCTGTACAAGAAGTTGTACAAGTTATACCACCAGTGGTAGCAACGGTTGATAGTACACCCGAAGAACGCGCAGCGGTAGCAGAAACGCTTATCGAAGCAGCACAAGGTGCACCTGTAACAGCAGAGGCAATCAAAGAAGCAGGTCTTAAGTACGAAGATTTGCCACCTGAAACACAAGTTGAAGTCCGTCAAGATGAAAACGGTAATGAAGTTGTTATCACCGCAGAAATAGCAGCAGCACTGGTTGTACTTGAGAATCCAGCAGCATTAGTAGAAGCAATCTTTACTGACCCAGGACAAGCATTACTTGCTATCGCAAGCATTGGTGCTGACATGTCAGTTGAAGAAAGAGTTGAATCAGAAAAAATTATTATCGCATCAGTCATTGCTGGGCAGGCTGCAGTTAACGCAGCAGGCATGGCAGGAGCAGCAGCCTATAGGAGAAAACCATGAAAAAGATAATAAAAGATATGGTTGAACAACTATGGACTCTACTTGGCATGTTTATTGCCTGGGTAGTCCTTGATGGTTCAGCCAAGACAGTAGTTGGTTATGCAATTGCAGGCACACTGATTGGCTGGGCAATTACATACAGATTACGCAACCCAAAGGATGAAGCATGACAGTTGAACATAGTCAGAACGGATGGATAGCATCTAAAGATAAAGAAGCAATTAAGATTAAACATTTTCCTGTTGCTGGAACAAAGATTAAATTACAGTGCAATGAGATATGTGGTCCAGTATTAGCAGCATTTGCTGCTGAGTTTCATCTTCTAGTTGAACCCCTTGAAGAAGGTGCCTTTGATGATTGGTCATACGCATATCGTCAAGTTCGTGGTAAGACAGAAGATTTATCTAACCATTCATCGGGCAGTGCAATAGACCTGAACGCTGTTAAACATCCGCTTGGAAAAGAAAATACTTTTACTCCTGAACAACGCAAGACACTAGATATTCTTTGTAAGAAATATGGGTTACGCGGAGGCTATACCTATAAGACTCGCAAAGATGATATGCATTTTGAAATAGTAGAGACACCTGAACAGGTAAAAGCACGAGTCATCAAAATGAAACTAAAGTAAAGGAATCCCCATGAATCAAGAAAAAATGAAACAGATTGCTCTTACATACCTACGCTCTGCAGCAGCAGTTGCTGCTGGTCTGTATATGACAGGCGTACATGACCCAAAGACATTGGCATCAGCCTTTGTTGCTGGTCTAGTTGGTCCACTACTTAAGGCGCTTGACAAATCAGCACCAGAGTTTGGTATTACCAAGAAGTAACCTTTAGTAACCTAACAGATTAGCCCCTCGCTTTATGCGGGGGGCTTTTTTGTTTTATCCACCAGTAGAATAGAAGCCACTGCCGTTGAACTTAACTGGCACGGCTGAATAAATTTGACCCATGACTTCACCACAACAAGAAGGTGACCAGTCACTACCCATTGGTTTATCTATTTCTTGTACGCCACCACATACGGCACATTTGTAATCATACTTTGCCATTTAATAACTTCTTCAATGTATTAAGTCTGCGTAGGCGAGCACGCTGTTCTGTCTTAATACCATAAGTAAAACCAATTTTAAACATAGTGATGTTGCTCACAATTAAAGCCACAGAAAAAATAATTACTTTCATGCTATGACATCCACTGGAGTAGGTACAGTAACAAGTGCATCACATTCAGCACACTCAGCATTTACAAACCACATACTGATGTCACTATCTTCAAACATACATCCCACCTTAAATAAGCGGGAGCCACACGAGCACACATGGATAGGACCAAGGCTACGCAAATCAATTCTGCTATCCTTAACCACTGCTCGGCTTCTGAGCCTCGCTAGTCCTCTACTTAATATGCTGAACACGAACAGCAGTGTACACCCAAAATGAATTACATGTTTGTTATTCACCTCGGCGTGTCTAATAATAGAGCAGACATTGTGTAGTAGTCTCCCCTATTGAAGGAGAAACAATGACACTTGAACAAGTTACGGGAAAGAACTACATCTCCCACTCCGCCATGTCAACATGGCTTGGGTGTGGATGGCAGTACTACCTCACCCGTGTACAAAATGTAGCAGAGTCACCTTCCTACTGGCTTGCTGGTGGTAAGGCTGTACATGAGTGCACAGAAATCTATGACATCAAGCCTGAGGGTTTTGACCCAACCGCTATGTTTATAGAACGATGGGAACATAACTACAAAATGGTGGACAACGGCATGCCTTGGCGTGCTGGTGGTCGTGCTACCAAGGCTAATCCAAACAAGGAAGATGCTGAATGGTGGTTGGCTAATGGTCCACGAATGGTTGACTACTGGATTCAGTTCCGTGACGATAGTGGCTGGAAGATTTGGGACACACCCGCTGGCATCCCCGCTATCGAAACCGAAATGAATCAACAAATCAATGGCGTAAACATTAAGGCATTTCTTGACCGCATAATGGTTGCACCTTCTGGAGAGTTAGTGATTGTAGATATTAAGACAGGGGCTGAACCTAAGTCCCAGACACAACTTGGTATTTATGCAGTCCTTGTGGAGAAAACTTTTGGTATTCGCCCACAACTCGGAAGTTATTTCATGGCACGCACAGGAGAACTAACTACTCCTGTTAGTCTTGAGCGCTTTACTGAGGCACGCCTCGGCTCATGGGCTAAGGGTTTTGAGATAGCAGTAAGCAACAAAATCTTTATTCCATCAACTGGGTTTATGTGTGGCACATGCTCCGTAAACTCATCATGTTATGCAGTGGGTGGCAAAGACTCACACCTTTATCCAGAGATACCTATAGGAGAACCAAATGACTGAATCGCTATACCAAGTAAATGTAAAGACACCTAAGGGTACTTTACTAAACATCCGCGCAACATCAGATGCTGAACTAGATGCAGCACTTGATGGTTTGACATTACGCATCGCATCAATTGCTGATTTAGAATCATCTATTGATGCTATCTGTGCTCTAACTAATGGTGGTCTTAAGCCAGAAATTGTTAGCCACACACCAGTAGCAGCAGTTGCTCCGTCATACCCAGCACCAGTGCAAGCAGCACCAGCGGGTTACTCACCTACTCGTGCTATCCCTGATTGCTCATGTGGTGGTGGACAGATGCGCCATGTACCAGCAGGTATTGCTAAGGCTACGGGTCGCCCATACAAGGCGTTCTACGCATGTCCTAAGCCTCAGGGTCAGGCTTGCCAAAACAAGGTACCTGCATAACAGATGCGCCTACTCAGCCGTGCTATTAAGACAGCATCACAAGGGGGTGCAACACTTCCTGTTGTGTGGCACTCGCTTGCTGCTCAACAAATAGCAATTCGTTACGGCGAGGTAAGCATGATTGCTGGACCGCCAGGGGCAGGCAAGTCAACGCTTGCTCTGTCCTTGGCAGTTCGGGCAAAAGTTCCTACGCTATACATCAGCGCTGATACACACTCACATACTATGAGTCTAAGACTTCTTGCTTTGTTAACTGGGAAGGAACAAGCAGAGGTTGAACCTCTAATGGAAATGGATAGAGATTGGGCAGCACAAATGCTCAAGCCTGCTGACCACATCTATTGGGAGTTTGATTCATCACCAACACTTAAGGACATTGAGGATGCAGTGCTTGCTACTCGTGAACGCCTTGGGGAAGATGTGCGTTTGATTGTATTGGACAACGCCGTTGATGTAACGATGGAGTCACAAGATGAATTTGGTGGCTTGCGTACTCTGATGAAGGAACTTAAATGGTGGGCAAGGGAAACTGGGGCTGCAGTAGTGGTTTGTCACCACACATCGGAAGGCGTACCTGGTAACCCTTGCCCTCCACAAAGAGCGCTACATGGCAAGGTTGCACAGACACCATCGCTTATCCTCACGGTCATTAACCAGATGTCAACGATGGGTGTGTGTGCTGTTAAGAATCGTTACGGACCCGCTGATGCAAATGGTGGCACACCAGTGTGGCTTTCATACGACCCCGCAAGCATGCAAGTATTAGATGTAGGACAACCTTAGGAGAATAAAATGGGTGGAATGTTAATAGATAAACTTGATAGCCCTTGGGAGTTATCAGTTGTAGAAAATGCTGGCGAAGTACCAGCCTCAGAAGTTCAAGATGAATTTGTTATTAAGACAGACAACTTTTTGATTGACATAAAGGCACAACTTATGTTGATGCCACGCGCACTTACATACACCGCTGGTTGGAGGGCACTTGTTTGGAAGAATAAAGAAACTGGTAGGTTCCAAGACCTCACGGAAGAAGAATATCAATCTTACATTGACGGAGGAATTGTTACTTACACCAGAGCGAATGGAAGCAGTGCTGAGCAGGTTGAAGGTACCTCAGGAAGTTAAGGACATCATCATTGCTGAGTTGCCCAATGTACTTGAACAAGTAAATGAAGCATCACGGCAGGTGTATGACCCAAACACAATCTGGTTAGAGTCTATTCAGTTTGCTGATTATGTTAGCCAGTTTGCCAAACACTTACAGGAGAACCATGGTCCTGAGTGTATTGAAGAAGTAGCAATAGGTTTAATAAATTTAGCAGAATCTTTTAAAGAGATGGGCGAGAACGCCTTGACAGTCATTGATGAGAGTGAGGCTATGGATGGCACACAGCAGTAAAGAAACATTATCAATTGGTTGGTGTGACAACGGATTAACTGACGGTAAGTTCACCGAAGGTTTGATGTATACCACCATCACGGCACCTACTCGTGGCATTGGCATCCATAACGCAGTGCGTGTACAGGGTAATCAGATTGGTCGCCAACGCCAAGCCTTGTTCGACATGTGGGCAGATAGTATTAAGACAGACTGGTTGCTATGGGTTGACTCAGACATCGTGCTAACCCTTGACATACTTGAACTACTGTGGAATACAGCAGATAAGATTGCTCGCCCAGTTGTAAGCGGTGTTTACTTTATCTCTAAACAGATGGAGTCATCATTGATGCAGCCTATGCCTGCCTTGTTTGATGAAGGTAGCAATGAGTTCGAGATTAAGTACAAGCACCCACTACCTAAAGACCAAGTGATTAAGGTTGATTGTGCTGGGCTTGGGCTTACGCTGATGCATAAATCAGTTGTCCCTATCTTAAGACAGAAGTTTCCAGACCAGTCTATGTTCGCAGAGATTGAGAATGTAGGTGAGAAGTTTGTAGGTGAGGACATAGTGTTCTTCCGCAAACTAAAGGCAGCGGGTGTGCCAGTACACGCACACACTGGTGCTATTGCTAAACACATGAAGCGATTTGCTTATGATGAAAACTTTTACGCACTGTACTGGCAAGCAGCGCAAGCAGCGGAGGCACAAAATGGTAACCCAGCAAGCGAGTAACAAGCGTAGAGGTGCAGCCTTTGAGATTGATTTGGCTGACCACCTAGTAGAAAAAGAATACGATGCTCAACGCCTGCCTCGTGCTGGTCGCAACGACATAGGTGATGTCTTTCTTAAGACAGTAAACGACATCTATGTTATAGAAGCCAAGGCTCCACGCAGGGATGGCAA